TGAATGTTGTCACGCCAAAACTTTTCAACTTCTTCAACTATCCATGCGTAGAAGTCAGGAACAAAAGACAGGTCTTTGTAGCCGAACTCACGTCCTGAACAGAGCCAAGCCAAACTGCCCTCTTTTAATTCCGCAACTCCGAGTTGATATTGAACCTGACAGAACCAATGCTTCGGTAAATCATCAGCGGAAATTTTCATTTGGGTGGTCTTGCATTCCAAAACACCTTTGTTTGAAGCGTTCTTCTTTTCTCCTGCGAGCCAATATGTACGGTCAGGGCTGACCTGAAGATAGGGGCGTTCATTGTTTCTTATCAGCCAGTCTCCGGCTGATGACTTGATTATTTCACGTCCCGTATCGTCATGCCAAAATTGCGCAACAGCGTCTTCAAGATAATGACCCGCTTTCATAGCGAAGGTCTCTGTTTTAGGTTCATCAAGACCTACCTTGCGTCTCCAAAGCTGATAAGGGGTTTCCCACGGGTTCAACCCGAGAATGGTTGCAACCTCACTGCTCCCGATACCTGACTTTCTGTGTTCAAGCCATTCGTTACGGTCTTTCGGTCTGATAATCGTGTAGCTCATTTTCTTTCCTCCTGTTCTTTTGCGTTCAATACTGATTTCATCAAAGAATCAAGCATACTTAGAGAAGCAGCCCTCTTTAACAACTCACGTCCTTGGGGTTGTCTCATAAACCCAACTAAAGCGTGAACGACTTCTTCTTCATTTCCCATGATATACCCGGTTTGACGTGAGCCTTCCCCGTTTTCGTCAGACTCAGAGGCGATGATAATTACGGCGTGTTTACCTTCCGACTTTTCTATAAACTTCTGCATTTCTCCTGAAAATGCGTCAACCTGTGACATAAATTCGCTGTTATTTTTAGTTTCCATAAACTGTTGATATTTGAATGTTAAACTTTTGTTGTTACTCACTTGCGGATAAGACAGAAGTCTGCCCAGATGTTGATGAATTGTTTCCCGCAGTAAACGGCGAGCGTGTCGCTCTTTAAGCAAAGGCGAGAACCGATGCCCGCATTCGTAGCCGAGGGGGCGTAAGCCGAGCGCGCACAGGCGAGACCCGCATAACCTGTTTGATAGTCGCCTGTTGACATTAAGCGGCGGTCTGTTTTTTCGTCTTCATCCATGTCATTGATTTCTTTCTGAGTATAGAGCCAAAACCAAGGATAATAACGCCATTCGTCCTCTGTGAATTGAGGCTCCCAGCCCTCGTTCAAGGCGGCGCAGATGATACGGAGTTTCATATAAGCGAGAATGTCTTCTTGGTCGTCAAACTCTTCATGCTTTATCCATGCGGTGTATGCGCTTACAAACGGGTGGTCTTCTCCAAGTTCACGGCAAGCGTCTTCAAAGGTCTTTACACGCTCCATGATGTCTTTGAGCTTGAATGTATCTTCCCCGAAAACTTTGTGCATTTCGTTCTGAACCTGTTCTTTTGAAATAGCCGGGTAATTGGTTAATACCTGATAAAGTTCCCGCAAATCGTCTCTTTTGACTTCAATAATTTCGTTGTTCATAATGTTTATTTTTTAGATGTTGATGTTTTCTTTGACTTGTCTTCTTTGATTTCACCCGTTTCAGGGTCGATATTGGCTGGGGCTGTTCCCGTTGCTTGTGCGATAGCCGCTGCCGCCTTGTCAGCCGCCGAAGCGGTCTTTTTATCGGCTTCTTCTTGTGCCTTGGCTTCAAGCTGTGGTTTGACAAAGGTTTCCTGAACGGTTGTCGTTCCCTCTCTGATTGCGTTCCAAGTAGCTCTCAGTTCAAACAGACGTTCTTTATCTATGTCTGCGATAGTCTTGATGCCGAGATATTGGCAAATCATGGCTTCTGTCACGCCCGCTTTTGCGAAGTTCGCCAAACAGTTCTTGCGTGATGTCTCAACGTCAATCGCCTGACCGAGCGCAACCTTTTTAACTTCATTGATGACACGTTTTGTAACGGCTTTCGGTATGACCGCCAAGACTGCGTTTCTGAAAGCGATTGAGGCGGCTGCGTTGCCTGTCACAACCTGCATGTCGTCACTGTATGTCTTACCCGTTTTCGTTGTTATCCGGCGGTCAACGGTCTTGCAAACGGCGAAGTTTGTTTCAAGGTCATGGCAGACAGCTTGAGCCGTGATTTTACGCCCGTCATTTCCGATGATGCGGGTCTGAACTCTTAGGTTTCCCCAAGCCCCTGCGATGATTTCTGCCATACGGATTGAAAGCCCTTCAATGGTGTTGTCATTACCGTTTGCGTCCTTTCTTCTGAGAACATAGAAGCAGTCTTCTGCCGTTTCCCTATCCATTGTGGCATAGGTGGCGATTTTGTTCAAGACTGTGTTCAGGTCACGGGGATATTGCTTCGCCGTGGCAATCTGAATGTCAATTTCTGACCGGGTAATTCCCGCAAGCATTTCAGCTTGTTTGATTTCAATAATGTCATTTTCCATAATGATGAAATTTGAAATGTGAATAATTTATTTAGTTAACTCTCAATGGCTTTGATAACACGATTTTGAACCATTCTTTGCCGTCAATCATAACGGGTTTCTCACTGACAAGAAAAGAGGCTGACTGTTGGGCTTTTGAAGCGTCAAGAATTTTGTTCGCAATGAACTTGTTGCTGAAATAAATCGTGCGTTCACAGTCTTTCGCATAGCCGCTGTTCTTTTTCTCTCTGAGGGCTAACCCGTTTTCTCCGGCGTTGAAGCATATATACCAATCTCCCGTCTTGCTGTCTTCGTCCTTGGCAAAATAGACGGTCTGTTCAACTGTGATTCCTTTCCCTTTTTTCAAGGTGTTTGAGAATGAAATATTCCCGGTTTTTCTGTTGATATAAACCGAGCGAACGCCTGTTCTTGCTGATGTCGTTCCGCTGTTGTTCTTGTCAAAAATTGTAAGTTTCATATTGCTGTTATTTTAGTTATGTTATTTTTATATAGATAAAATGTTAAGATATGTTATAAACGGGGGGGGTAAAACGTTGCTTTACAGCGTGTTTCATGTTATTCAGTCTTTTTGCTATTGTGGCTGAACTTTGCCCCGTGTAGTCTATCAAGCCTTGCCAAGTCATAGCCTGAAAGAACTTCAAATGAAATATCAGGTAGTCACTGGGCTTGAAATTGTATCTCACATATTCATCAACTTGTTTCGCCTGAATTTCTCTGTCGGGGCTTGTTCCTACTTCTTCCGGTTTTTCTTCATCATAACGGAGAAGAACAAAGAACAAGGGGTCGGGGTGGGAATATCTGAACTCTGTGCTTAACTCACGTGCTAACATACGTCTGTATAGCTTGATGAACACGGGTTCAAAATCGAGTTCAATATCCTTTATCGTCAAGGCTTCCCGCATGGTCAGGTATGTTTCCTGAAAAGCGTCATCATCGAACATGGTTGAAGAAGCGATTCTTTCTTTCAACCTGTTGTGTTGGTTGATAATCCATGCGTCAAATATGTTTGCTGTTCGGTTATTCATGGCGGTGTTATTTATGGGTTGCCAAATAAGTTGTCGCCTGACTTTGGATTTCATTTTTTGTCGGAATGCGCTGGTCAAGCATCCATTCTTCCAATTCAGATTTTTTGAAATATAGCTTGCGGTTCTTTTTGAAATACGGTATCTCCCGGTTGCTTGTCAGGCGGTAAAGGTGTCCTTTGCTCAATCCCGTGAACAGAATCGTTTCTTCAAAGTCAAGAACCGTTTTTGAACTGATAAGCGTCAACCGTGAAAGGTTGTCTATCTTTTCGTTGAGTTGTTCCAAAGTGATTTCCATATTCAATCCTCCTGTATGTTTATTTCCGGTAAAAGACCCTTTTTTGAGAGCCATTTCCCGCATAGAATACAACCTGAAAAACTTGTTATCGCAAGGGCTTTAATCAGAAAGAAATCGCCCAATGTCATACATACATCGGGGGCTTCTTCTCCTGCGAGAACCATGAATGAAACCATTCCCCAAAGACCGAGAACGGTCATCAGCCCCCATTGAATAATTTTCTTTTTCATAATGACCTACAGTTTTCGATGTCAAACATTATCGCTTTCAATCCCGTTCTTACGATGTCTTGATATTTAATCAAGAGTTTTTGAAGACGGGCGTTTTCCGTGTTTATGGTCTTGTTAGCCGTTTCAAGGGCTTTGATATACTGTGCGTCAGACTGTCCGTTCCGGGAGACCGTTACCTCCGTGACGTGCGGTTCGGGGAAAAGCCATTCAAAAAGTTCTGTTTCTTTGACTGTAACGGTGCTCACAGTCTTTGTCGTTCTTTTTGTTGTCACAGTCTTTGTCTTTTCTGCCGCCGCTTTGGTCTCGTTTTTTCTCTTTTCAGCTTTGCGCTCCCAATATCTTTCCATGTACTTTTTAT